TCAACTGGTCTTGAAGAGGTTGGCAGCGTTGGCACCGGCATCATGCTGATCAAGCGCAACGTTTTTGAAGGTATGTCAGAACCCTGGTTCGATATGCCGTGGCAATACGACACCCGAGGCTACATGGGCGAAGACGTGTTCTTTTGCAAGAAGGCGCAAGAGCTTGGGTTCAAGGTGTATATTGACCATGACGTGAGCAAAGAGATCGGCCACATTGGCACGTTTGAATTCAAGCATGAGCACACCTGGATCGTCAAAGAGGAAATGGAAAAAGAGGCAAGCTGATGGCACTCACAACATACACAGAGCTGAAAACATCAGTTGGCGATTGGCTCAACCGCACCGATCTGACAACGGTAATACCTGATTTCATTGCGCTGGCCGAGGCTCAGATTGAGCGCCAACTGCGCACCAGGCAGATGATCGTGAGATCTACTGCATCGATTGCGACTGAGTACAGCGCGGTTCCCGATGATTTTCTGGAGACAAAATCCATCAAGCTCACCGGCACTAACCCTGTCACGCCTTTGGGCTTTGAGACGATTGATTCACTCGACAACCTGAGCGTCCAGTACCGATCCAGTGGCGTGCCGATCTTCTTTGGCATTGTGGGCGGCCAGATCCGAGTACTGCCGATCCCTGACGCTGCCTACACTGCCGAGTTGGCCTACTATGCCAAGTTGTCAAAGTTGTCATCGACCGTGACAACCAACTGGCTGCTGGCTCAAGCGCCTGACGTTTACCTCTATGGCGCACTGCTCCAGGCTGCGCCTTACCTGCAAGATGATGCGAGAATCACGGTGTGGTCAGCGCTGTATCAGGCAGGACTTGATCAGTTGCAGATTGCAGATGATCGAGGTTCAACCAGTGGCGGTGCATTGCTGACCAGGGCAAAAACATTTGGGTGATTGAATGGTAACGACAACCAAGGGCGAGATGGACGAGTCACTGCTGGAAAAGCGTGAGGGGTCCATTGACAACGATACTGAAACCACAAACTGGGTGGAGTATTGGCATGAGGGTGAGTTGGTCCATCGATCAGTCCACATGGTGCTAAAGCGCGGCATCTTTGCCGAAGGCATCAGTCAACCTATCTAAGGAGAACCATCATCGCTAACACTCAAGCTATGTGCACCAGCTTCAAAGGCGAATTGCTGGTCGGCCACCACAACTTTGGCACTGGCGTTGTCCGAGCTGCCACTACGGCAGACACTTTCAAGGCTGCCTTGTACTTGGCAAGCGCCACCGTCAATGCGTCCACCACGGCCTACAGCTCCACTGGTGAGGTGACTGGGACCGGGTACTCTGCTGGTGGCGTCACAGTGACCTTTGGCACGCCCCCAAGCACCTCTGGGACCACTGCATTTGTCACTCCCAGCGCCAGCATCAGCTACAGCTCAGTGACCCTTTCCACGGCCTTTGACGCAGTCTTGATCTACAACTCGACCCAGTCCAACAAGGCAGTCAGCGTCCACACTTTCGGCAGCCAGACCGTGACTGCTGGAACCTTCACGCTGACCATGCCCACCAATGATGCAAGCACCGGCCTGATCCGGCTGGCATAACGCAAGGGCAGCACCATGGCTGCTTACGGCACAGGGTATTACGGCCTAGGCGTCTACGGCATAGGCAATGTCGTTATCAGCGGCAACCAGGCCACTGGTGCCGTTGGCAGCGTCTTAGCCGACAGATCAATTCAAGAAGATGGAACCATTGCCACCGGCAATGTCGGAACCGTCACGCTCACCATCACCATTGCAATCACAGGCAATGCGGCCACACTGGCCGTGGGCACTGTCGCGCCTGCTGGGTCAATCGACCTCAGTGGCAATGCGGCCACTGGTGCAGTTGACTCTGTTGGGGTAACCCAGTCTACGGCCACAACTGGCAACGCTGCCACTGGTGCTGTTGGCACTATGTCGGCAGAGGTGATCTCATTCCAGGCCATCACAGGTGTTTCTGGGACTGGTGAAGTTGGCAGTGTGTCAAACGTCATCTCAGTTGCGATAATCGGAAATGAGGCAGTTGGATCTGTTGGGACCATGGTTGGGTTTGGATGGGGATCAATCCCAGACACGTCTGAAACCTGGACCGCCCAGTCAGATACACCAGAGACATGGGCGCCAGTGTCCGACACGGCAGAGACATAGACTCCAGAGTCAGACACGTCAGAGACCTGGACGCAGATCGCAGACAATTCAACATCGTGGCAACAGGCCGCATAGGGGTAAAAAATGGCAGATACGACAACGACCAACCTTTTATTGACCAAGCCCGAGGTGGGGGCCAGCACTGACACTTGGGGAACCAAGATCAATACTGACCTTGACAGCGTTGACGCAGTCTTTGCGGCTGCTGGCACAGGCACAAGCGTTGGCTTGAATGTTGGAGCTGGCAAGACGCTGGCAGTTGCTGGGACGTTGACCGTCACTGGATCTGCAACTGTTGAGTTTGCTGATGGATCTGCGGCTGCACCATCGATCACCAATGATGGCGACACCAACACAGGCATCTTCTTCCCTGCGGCTGACACCATTGCCTTTGCTGAAGGCGGTGCGGAAGTGGCAAGGTTTGATAGCTCTGGTAACTTGGGATTGGGTGTTACGCCTAGTGCTTGGAGCCAAGGTAAAGCATTTGAAATTTCTGCTGTTGGTGAAGGCTTGTGGGGTAACGGCCTTGGCGACATCTGGGTGTTGAATGGCGCTTACTTCAACGGCGGTTTCAAATACTCAGGAAGCACCAAAGCTACAGCATATCGTCAAGGCGCAGGTACAACTGATGGGTCACATTCTTGGCATGTTGCTGGTTCAGGCACAGCAGGTAACGCCATCACCTTCACCCAAGCAATGACCCTTGATCCAAGCGGTAACTTGGGTATTGGGACAACTTCGCCATCGGCTAGACTTTCAGTTATTGCGGCGTCTGCTAACAGTACGGCGGCAACCATTGGCGGTATTGAATATGGTGGAAGCAAGCGTGGCTTGACTATCAAAACTTTCAATAGCGCAGGCGGTGATGATTGCGGCGTTGAATTCAATGCGGCAAATGGATTGGGTGGATATGGCGCTTTTAAATTTGCGGCTAATACAACGACACTTGCAACCCTTGATGCAAGCGGTAACTTGCTGGTGGGGAAGTCTGGCGATACCTTCAGTGTTGTTGGTGGAGTAATTCGTGCGGTTGGATCGGCATCATTTACTGTAACAAGCAATGAGGTTCTTGATTTAAATAGATTATCTACAGATGGGAAATTACTGAGGTTTTTCCAAGATACCACAGAAGAAGGAAACATTTCTGTATCTGGAACAACAGTGTCCTATGTCGGCGGTCACTTGTCTCGGTATGCACAAACCACCACAGCCAAAGATGAGTCGCTGGTTAAAGGCACTGTACTGTCCAATCTTGATGCAATGAATGTTTATACAGATGCTGAAGGAAACCTTGTTGACAATGAGCAGTTAAACAAGGTGAAGGTGTCTGACGCTGAAGGCGATGCAAATGTTGCTGGTGTGTTTGTCAACTGGACGCATGATGAAGACCACAATGTGGACGAAATCAACATGGCAATGACAGGCGACATGATTATCCGCATTGCTCAAGGCGTGGCTATTGCTCGTGGTGACTTGCTCATGTCTGCTGGTGATGGCACTGCAAAACCACAAGGTGATGACATTGTGCGGTCAAAGACTGTTGCTAAAGTCACATCAACTCATGTAACTTGCACATATGCAGATGGTTCTTACTGTGTGCCTTGTGTTTTGATGGCTTGCTAAAAAGGAAACCCAATGATTAAACTGGAACTGCCAATTGACGCTGTAAACATGATCCTTGGGGCTTTGGGGGAACTCCCGTCCAAGACCAACGCAATGGCGCTGATGTTGCACATCAAAGAGCAAGCCGACCCCCAAGTGCCGCCTGAGACTGTGGAGCAGCCATTGACCCAATAACGGCGTTTGCCCTGTGCAAAGGGGCATATGAAGGCATCAAGGGCTGCATCAGCGTTTACCAAGACCTGAAAAAGACAGGCAACGATCTGACAAAGATCACAGGTGAAGTTGGTACAGCCCTTTCGAGTTTTTTCAAGGGCCACGCAGAGTTGGAGGCCAGCCATGAGAAGGCCCAGTATCAGCGTGAAGAGAACCAAAAGAAGGGGGTCAAAGACGATCTTGCCACACAAGCCATAGACAACGTGATGTATCTGCGGCAGACCAAGCAGTTCTATGCCGATCTTGAGAGAATGGTGCGCTGGGAGATGGGACAACCCGATCTCTGGCGTGAAATTGTTGAAGAGTATCAAAAGCTGTTGGATCAGAAATCGGAGCAGGCGGCACGGGAGTTGCACGAAAAGCGGGTGAAAGCATGGCGGCGACAAAGGTTAAAAAATCAGATGCTGGACAGGGTGCTGGAAACGCTGGTGGTGGTTTTCGTAATCGGATACCTGATATGCCTGCTGTGGATAATCAATCTTCATCATCGGGGTCGATTGGATACCTTTTTGTCCTGACACTGTTTGCACTGGTCTTCTC